CGAGCTTCGGCATTTATTATAATAGTACTAAGAATAGAATCGGTTAATACATTACTATCAACTTCCGTATAATCTCTAATTGCAGTTCTTAGTGTCGCTAATGTAAATGCCATATTAATCCTAACTTACTAATGTTACGGGACCCGATGATATTAAATCGCCCCCGCCATTTATACTTCCAGTTGTAGCAGTGTTTGTTGCAACTGTAAAATGATAATAATCTGTAGTAGTAAGAGCGTCTATATTACCACTAGCATCTTTTCTACCTAAAGTAATTGTGTAACCTGCAGCACGACCAAGATTAGCACCAGTAACACCATCAAAGCTTAAAGGTAATCCATAACTTCTAACTAAAGTTGTAGTATCCGTTGGTGGATTAGTTCCGGTTCCAGTTGTAGCTGGTCCATAAAATCTTACCGTGTCGCCAGTTGTTCTGTTGTGTCCTGGTTCAAAAACATTTATATCTCCTGATCCAGCAACTCTTGTTTCAAATGGATTTAATTCTAGCAATCTTAATGACGGATTTTCTGTTCTTGCTGGACGCGCATTCTTTAAACCTTGTGGATCATTTATTCTAGCACGTGGTTGTAGTTGTGGGTGTTTCTCTTCAAACTCAGAAGAGTGCACAAACGCACCATTCCATTCGGTGCGCATTTCATTATACGGAAAAGCCATACCACTTCTATCAGAAATTGCTTTTGCGTTTTTACCTCTTGCAAAATTAGCCATAATAATTAATTGCCGGTGTTATAAAAGTACTAGTAGAAGAACCATCCTCAGTTAAAGCTCTTAATAATTCTTCGTCATATAAAGCTTTAGTTTGTTGTACTAATTGTGGGTTATATTTTTGTGATAAATAATAAGCTAAGCCTGATACCATGCATGGTACAAACTGATAAGGTACATCTACTTCATTAGTATAGGCTCCTGCGTCTTGAATTCTTTTAACAAAATATATATGGGCATTTTGTGCCGCCGCAGTTGCATCCGGGGTTGGATAAAAAGTTACACTAACATAGTCTGCAAACTTACGTACATAATATTGATTAGGTGTACCTTTAGATAATTTGTTAGCTAATGCAGAATAAATAGAACGATTAATTTTATTCATAGCAGAATCAGATTGAGTAGTAGTAGTTCTATCTGTTCTAAAAGTTGCTTCTAAAATATCTTCAAATCCGTATAAACCATTAGTAGGTAAAGTAGTAGCACTTGTGCCATCTGCAGCACTTCTAAAGAATTTATATTCTTCTTGGCCTTCAACTAAATCAATACTAGTGTCACCTATTTCCCAATGATGTAGACCTCTGTTAGCCCATTCTTGCAACATTATGTTTAAAGAACGTCTAGCTGAAGTTAAATGATAACCTGTAATTTCTTTAATACCTACACGATCGTAAGCTTCTTGAAATACCTCGTCTAAAACAAAAGTACTTTCAAAGTTATTAGTACCGGAAGTTGCCATTTAGCTAATCCCCTTACCCGGTATAATATGCTACAAAAAAATCACAATTTGTTAATGCAACATAAGCACCAGTATTAAATTTAATACCATCACCTGGTATGTAGTGATCAAAAGATTCATTTGCTCCTGATCCAAATTTAAATTGAGCTTTTATTTTAGTGCTACTTGCGCTGGTGCCATCATAGATAATTATAACTGCATCTGCTGCGCTTGATTGAGCTTGAATAGATTTAATTCTAATTGGACCTAGGTTAGTTGCTGTGCCAGCACCTGCTCCTATAAATCCTTGCACTCTTCCTGAAGAGGCTAAAGGTTTTATTGCTAATACATCTGAACTCATATTTTTCTCCTAAACTAAGAGGGCCCTTAGGCCCTCTAAAATTATTTATTAAGCAGCTACGATGCCAACAAATGTAAGTGTCAGAACTGTAGAACTTCCTGGATCACCACTTACTACTACTTCTACTTCATCAGCAGTTGTAGTTGCACCAGTTACTCCAGTAATACCTCTAACACCATTACATCCAAATACACCTTTAAAACCTGTTGCATTTACTGCAACAGCAATTCCGTCTGTATAAGAATCAGTATCTCCGTCATCACCAATATCAACTAAGTTAACATTGTTTGTAGATGCTGTATCTACGTTTACCATAATACACATAGGTATGAAATTAGCAGGCATTCCTATGCCTGTTTCTTTACCAGTTGTTGCACCGTTAGCAATAGTAATAACTGCTTGGTAAGTTTGTAGTGAAGCTGTGTTAGTATCAACAGCGTTTAATTGTAAAGCGCCTGTTTTAGCATTTGCTAGATCGCCGTCAGCAGTAGTTAGTTTTCCGTGTTCTGAAATAACGCCAGTAGTTGTATTTTTAGAAACAGTTTTAAAACCGTTTTCCGATCTAACTGGACCATTAAAAGTTGAATTAGCCATAATTTGTTCTCCGTTTTTCCGTTAATATAGTCCTGAGAAAGTCTACTGCACGAGTCTATACTAACTAAATTAAATATGCAGTGTGTAAAGTATACGCTTTTAAATAATAATATGCAAATAAAAAGGGGGCCGAAGCCCCCTTTAAATTAGATTACTTAATTAAGAATTAAGCAGTTCCTGGTGATCCGAAGATACCTCTAAAGTCAGAAAAGCCGAAGCTGTATCTTTCTCTAGCTTTATATCTCATGTTTCCTGTATCGAAATCACCTTCCATAGCAGTTTTTAAAGCTGCTCTTTCGAAGTATTTCATTCCATTAGGAACATCAGTTTTGATAAAGAATGCATCAGTATCAGTTAAGTAGTTATTCACTACATAACCTTGAGGAATCATCCCCATTGATTTGATTGCATTAGTATCATTATCTGCAGTACCAACTCTTAGAGAAGACTTCATCAGTCTTTCAGCTGTAAATTGTAGAGCAGAAGGAATAATCATTTTTACTCCTCTTGCAGCAATTTTCAAGCCTCTTTCATCTTTCATGTCAGCAATATCAATTAATGATTGCTCTAAAGATGTCTCATTAAGGTCAGCAGCCGTAGTTAACTCGTTTCTAACTGTGCCATTTAAAGTTGGGTGGTCAGTAGCAAAAAGCTCTTTACCGTCGCCGCCTTTAAAAGCAGAGTTAAAACCGTTGTTTAGTACGTTTGCAGCTTTAACTTGTTTTGTTGTTGCCATAGATCTTGCAAGTGCTTTGGTATAACGTGAACCAAGACTATCATACAAGTTATCCTCAATTGCTTCTTCAGTAATAGAAAAAGCGAGAGCAATTGTCTCATGAGTGTATCTTGAAGTGAAAGTCTCTTGTGCATCGTCATAACCCACAGCAGATCCTTCTTGCTTAACTCCAGCAGTTCCAAAACCAGATAACATTACTTCTTCTTCAAAAGCTCTGTCAGATGATTCTTTGTCGAAAATCTCAGAATGTTGATTTTCGTAGTTTTTGTACTCAAGTCCGAATAATGCATTCAGACCTGGCTCTAGCTCTTTTGCTAGTTGTCCTCTTGATATAGCCATATATTCCTCCTGCTATTATGCGTCACCACCAGTAGTCGTAAGGTAAAGATGCTCGTTAAATTTAACTACATAATTACAATTCGCACTAGCGATATCATTGTTAAGTACGTCTGTTGACGGTTTAATAATCCTGAACTGTGCTGTAGCACCAGAACCAGTAACAGAAGAAGCGGTAGTTGATTTAGCTCTACCAGTGACAGTGTCACCAGATCCTAGAATTGAATCAATATTATTACCTTGTGCTGCTTGTGCTAAGACTCCTCCTGCTTGAACTTCAAACAGAGTGTTAGGATCGTCGTAAACGAACGCGGTTATTACTTCACCAGTAGCCACATTAGTTTGCGAATACTGATTTTTAAAAGTTGGTTTTCCAGTTGACGGGTCTTTGGAAATGAACACACCATTTAAAACACCAAGATTTTTAGTGCTTGTTGCGGTACCAGCAGTTATTACACCACTAGCATTACCGACAATCATACCTTGAAATAAATCAAGGTTAGCGTTGTCAGCTATTTTGTATTCACTTGTAGCCATGTTATTAACACTGCTACCCAGTTTTCCCATTGCTCTGAAACCAAATGCGGCATCTTGATTAGCCATATTGTTTTCCTCCTTAAAGGGTTAGTTGATTAAAATGATGGGTAAAAATATCTAAAAATTTAGTCTTTCGAACCACCAAAAGTTACACGAGTCTGTCGATTATTATTAATCGGCATACTTGGATGCTGTTCCTTCATAAGATCGTTGTCAACTGCGTCTGATCTTTCGGCAGTAACTTTATTAAAGTACGCTTCACGCGACTTTGCGATTTCTTCAGGTATCCTTGCCAGCACAAGGCCGCCAACTCCTATCATTCCTGCATACTTACCGTCATTAACACTTGGATAATTATCATTCGGATATTCATCTGCTCTTACAAATTCCCATCCGGAACGCATTTTACCTGAAACATTTTGAGTGTCATCGAAACCCATTGTTTCAGTTCTTATCCATCTGTGTCTATAACCGTCTGGTGCAGGCGGTGAATCTAGAGATGATGGTGGAGTCCAAACTTTAGGTTGTTCTTGTTTAACCCTAGTTTCGCTCACGCGGGAAGTTTTAACAGTCTTAGTTTTGTCTGTTGCTTTTTTAGTCATATGCTTATACCTCCTTCGCGGCTAATTGTTTCGCATACTCTTCGAGTGGCACACCTAATCTTTTAGAAATTGCTACCTGTGATGGTGTGAGCCTCACAGTTTTTCTGCGTCCTTTAGTTGCCGGACGTTTGGCACTTGCTACATTTTGAGCAGGTTGCTCAGTAGAAGTCTCTACACTATCAAATTTGTGTGGAAATTCAAGTCTTATTCTTTTATCTACTTCAGAATAATATTCTGTCGTATTTGGATCAAAACCTTCGTCTTCTACTAATTTTTTATGTATATCAAAAGCCGTGTAAGTCATAGCATTATCTGAGCCAAACCAAGTGTTTTTAGCAGCCCAGGCATCTGCTTGTGGGTCAGGTGCTGCTGGTTGTGGCGCTGGTTGTACTGGCCTTTGAACTTGCGCTGGAGCGTTAGCTCTATACTCTTGCTCTTGTTTAATACGCTTGAGTCTAGTGTTTTCCATAGCTAAATTAGCTATTTCTGATTGTGCTTCAACTTGTGCTTCAACATCACCAGCGGCGATAGAAGCAGCTAATCTTTGTTTAGCGGCTTCAGTACTACCGGTAACACGTTGTTCAAACTCTTTAGCAAAATTATTATCTAAGTTATTAAACCTAGTTTTTAATTTGTTAGCATCTTCTGATACAGTTCTTGCATAGTGAATAGCTTCTTCTTTTTGCCTTTCAGCTTCACGCATTTTACGCGTTAGCTTAGCTATTCTTTTTTGAACACCTTCTGAATATTCACCAAGCTCTTCTTTTTCAGTTTTAGTTTCACTTGGTTTTTCGTCAGCAGATATTTCTTCTACTTGTATTTCTTCTTTAACTGATTCTTCAACAGCAGGTGCATCTAAGTCAATTGTAGTTTCTTGTTCGTTAGCTTCGCCAACATCTATTGTTTTTTCTTCGTCTTGCATAGTATATCCTCCTATGGTTTACATTGCGTGGATAAGATCTTCCGGACTACTTATTGTCCCGAGTACCTCATCATCGTTTAACATTCTTATCTCACCACCATCAATATCCATACGTGAGCCTGCATATCGTGCAAACACCACCCAATCTTTTTCTTTGCACCATGGACCTGTTGGGTATCTATCTTGATCTTTATAACAAAGATCACCCATCTTTAACACGTAGCCAACTTGCGTTGCTACACGTGCTCGATCTAATGTTTCTTGTGCAATAATAATTCCGCCCTTAGTTTCTTCTTTGACTGCAAACGGCATTACTAATAAACGCCAGCCAGTAGGACTAGGTAATTTTTCTAGATTAGTTTCTTGAGGTTCTTGTTTAGCTTTCTTAGCTTCTTCTTTATATTTTTTTTCTAATGCGTGTGACTTTGTCATCATTCGGCTCCTTAGGGTTAAGCAGGTTAGAGATTTCCTGTAAAATGCGATCATTAGTATGAATCGTTGCTGTAATATACTTATAAGTGTCCATATTGTCAACACCACTAACTAATATAGAGATATTGTTTTCTATGTCTTCTTTAATATATTTTTGTATCTTAAAAATTACGTTTATGGGGTCGGCTTCTTGCATTTATCAGGTTCTCCTAAGCTAGTCCAAAACTCGTCTAGAGCATTGGGTTTTTCTTGTTTACAACATTCCCCCGATTGTTCTTTTTCTTTTGTGTGACAGGCACACTTGTCTTGTTCTTGCATCTTCTTTCCTCCCGCTGTCTAATAGATTCTTTATATGAAAGTTCTAATAGTTTATTCTCACTGTCCCAATATTCGTGGAACTTCACTTCTTCTTCATAATATCAGCTGTCTTAAGTCCGTATATTGATGCGACCACACCGATAAAAATTGATTGATACCAAAAAGGTAGGTTACCAAACTTTTCGAAAAACATATCCAGTTTCATTTGAATATCCGGATCTCCCGAGAAGACCGACCAAATCAATAATAATACTGGCGCTGATACCAGGATTAAAACAAACTCGTCTTTATAACCTTGGTCATTGGATTGGCGTACTGACGCCTGATACTCAACTTCACCACTTGCCATTTTCTGCGCGTGAAGTAAAGCAGCATCAGACATAAGTATCTTAGCTTTTTGCTTGTTAGCAAATATAGCCGAACCTGTTTTTAATACTGTTGGTAAAAGGGATAACCACATTATGGTTTATGAAACGATTGCAATTACTATTACTACAGCAATTACACCTGCGATTGTTTTTTTCTTTACAGTTAGACCATTCCAAATGCCCATAACTTTATTTTTTACTATGTCGATCATGTTGACCTCCTTGTTTAGTTTTTTGTATTATATACGTTTTTATTAAGTTTACTAGGTTGTTTTTTCACTAAGTTCTTTGTTGAGTTTTTGTCTTACT